GGGAGGACGTGGAACGCCGAACCGCGGGCCGGGACGGTCATGTGGTCGTGGTACAGCTGCACCCGCTGCTCCAGCTCGGGGTGGAGCTCCACCATCCGCACGGCGGCGCGGAAGCACAGCCCGGCCTGGCGCTCATCGGTGGCCACCACCACTACCTGCGCGCCCTCGACCCCGGCCAGCAGCTCGTACAGGGCCAGCACCGCGGTCAGGCTCGTCTTGCCTTGGCCTCGGGGCAGCATCCACCCGGCCAGCCGGGGCCGGGGCCGCTGATCCCAGGTCGCGGCGATCAGCTCCCGCTGCCAGGGCCGGACCCGCAGCGGCTTGCGGACACCATGGCCCCGGGGAACCCGCACGTAGTCGAGGGCGAACCGTGCGACCGCCAGCTCGCGCCGTCTGGAGCCGCGCAGGGGCAGCGGGGAGCCGTCAACGGCTGCCTTGGGGCCAGCCTTCACTGGTCTATCCTTCGCCCATGAGCGAGATGAACCCGGCCACCGCCGGGACCCGCATCGCCATTGAGTTCGTGACGTTGTGGATGGAGCAGGACCGCCTCTGCGCCGCCGAGCACATCGCGCGGATTCTGAACGATCCGGACACCCCGGGCGCCCCCCTCATCGTCGCCGGCCAGTGCAACCTGGCCATGCTGCTGGTGTTCATGCTGGCCAGGGAACGCGGTGCAATCACGGCCGACCAACTGCGGACAAGAGCCGCCGAGATCCTCCAGGAACTGTCCCAGGATCTCCCCGAGTAGCGGCGTCCTCACGCAGCCACCGGACCCGGATCGTCGCCGTCGCGGTATGTAATCGGCCGTTCGGCTGGCGACGGGTTGCGGTTGAGTGCTATGTCAAGAATGCGGGCGCTGCGGCGGCTGTTCTCTTGGCGGCAGAGGACGCGCAGCGGCCCGGACTCCAGCCCGCCGATGGCCACCTCCACCACGTGGTCGGCCACCAGGTCGGCGCAGGGGTGGGCGGGGTGGTCCTCGATGCCTGGGCACCAGTCGCCCACCTCGGCCCGGTGGGTGGCCACCAGGCGGCGGCGCCGTTCGGCTTCGGCGTAGGTGTGCATGGTGGGGCGCTTGGCTGCCTTGGCTCGGCCCTTGGCGGCGGTGCAGTCTCGGCACCTGGGCTTGCCGCGTACCTGCCGGCCGCAGTCGAGGCAGGCGCGGGTGAGGGTCCTGGTCATCGGCGCTTGCGGCGCTTGCGCTGGACTGCCTCGGCCCTGGTTGCCCGGGCGCAGGGTGGGCAGCGATCACCGGGGCCGACGAACACGGCGCGGCACTTGCGGCAGCGGCCTTGGGCGTGGCCGATGAAGCCGAAGCCGCCCTTACCCATGGCGGCGCAGGAGGGCCAGCAGGGTCGCCATGTTCTCGGCCTGGGCGGTGGCCGCGCGCACCCCGGCCACCCCGGCGCCGGCGTAGGCGGGCACCCGCACGACGGCGATGTGGTCCAGGGTGGCCCTGGTCCTGGTGACGCGCTGGCGGTCGGCACTCCAGCGGCTTCCGCCGCGGACTTCCTCGAACCCGATGGACAGCCCCAGGGGCACACCGTCGCGGGCCAGGGCGAGTACCTCGTTGCCGATCATGGTGTCCGACACCAGCCATTCGCCCCAGGCGGCGTCGGCGCGGTCCTCGATCGACAGGGTGCGGCCGATGGGGAGGGTGCCGGCGTCTCTCGGGTGGGTGGCGGTGAGGGGGATCCGGGCCGGGTCCGCGTCGGCCAGGGCGCCACGTTCGAACGTCTCGGTGACGAGGCGCCCGGCGTCCAGCACCCGGGCCTCGACACCCCAGGGGAGGACGGGGCCGTGGAGGGTGCGGCCGTCGCCGTCGTCGCGCAGCTGGAGGGTGCTGGTGGTCTGGCGGGTATGGATCATGCGACGGCGCCCCCTTGGGGTAGCGGTGGGCGGTCCTCCAGTTCGCGGGCCTCATTCACGGTGAGGAAGCCGGCCCGGATCCCCACCTCGTGGGCCTGGTAGCGGGTGAGGAGGTCGGTCCTCACCAGCGCCCCGGCGTTGAACTTCACGGTGGTCGTCGAGGACAGCAGCCGGGAGATGGCCGTCTCCAGCCGCACTAGCCACGGCGCCAGGCCGAACTGGAGGAAGTCGAGGGCGCGTTGTTCGACGTTGGCGTAGGTGAGGCTGCCGCCGGACTCGCCCCCGACGAGTTCGGGTTGGACGCCGAAGTAGCGGGCGACGGTGGCGACATTCGCGCGGGTCGTCTCCAGGAACTGGCTTTCCTCGGGGCTGATGCTGATGGCTTGGAACTTGGCGCCGTCGCCGAGGACAGCGATGTCGCGGCGGCCCGCGTGCGAGGCCTTCCATCCCTCCTTGAGGTCAGCGGCATCGGAGCGGTTGATGTGCTGGTCGGTGGTGAGCAACCCGGAGGGGGTCGCTCCATCCCCGAACCACTGCGCGCCGTACTTCTCCACGGCGAGGCCCAGGCCGACGGCTTGCCTCGCGTGGGCGATGGGGCTCAGGCCGAGGACGTTCCCGGCGGAGGTGTAGGCCTTGACGTGCCAGATGCTGGCCGGGTCCACCTCGCGGCCGTCGATCCGCCAGACGATCTGACTGTTCGCCTCCACCTGTACCCGGTCGGGGGCCAGGAGTTCCACCTGGGCGGGGAGGAGGCCGGCGCCGGCCCGGTCGACGATCTGGCCGTAGCAGTTGCCCCGCAGGAGAAGGCTTTGGAGGGCGGCGTACAACCAGTCCGGGAGGTTCATGGTTGCCGAGGGCTGGCGCAGCAGCGGCGGCAGGTCGGGCAACGGGTCGCGGTCGCCCTTGCGGTAGGCGTACAGCGGCATGGTGCTGATCGAACTGGCGATCAGGTTGACGCAGGCCCAGACGGCGCTGTGCTGCAGGGCCGTGGCTGGGTTGACGGGCACCGCGGCGTAGGTGGACGACACCGGCATGTCGCCGATGTTGAACAGCGCCCGGTCGTGGCGCTTCCATGGCCACTGCCAGGGCATCGGCTCAGGTCTTTCGCCGTCGTGGCTGCTTGGGCTTGGCCGCGGTTTCCTGTTGCTCGACCTCGGCGGCGTGGCTGCCGCACTTGGGGCAGGCGTGCTCGTCGGGGGGGTAGGTGGCCGAGCACCCGAGGCAACGCCGGACGTCGCTCATCCGATCAGGTCGTGTTCACGAAGGTCTTGACGGCGTTGGTGTCGATCAGCGCGCCGTCGAGACGGATGATGCAGCGGAAGGCGACCAGGTCGTTCTGGAACCGGAATTCGTCGCTGCGCTCGAACCGGATGCCGTTGACGATCCGCACGAAGTAGCGGTCCATGGCGCCGAAGGCGATCGACTCGGCGGTGTTGGCCATGGCCGGCATGAACGGGTCGACGAAGGCCGGGTAGCCCAGGATCGTGCGGCGGTCGGCGAGCCCGTTGATCGGCTGGCCGGTGGTGTCCCGAAGCTTGCGGACGATCACATTGCTGGCGTTGCGCATGATGAACGCGGCGCTGTCGCTCTCGGCATAGGGCTCGGCGACGCTGCCGACCAGGTTCCACAGGGCATCGGTTCCCTGGTTCAGGGTGCCCTGGGTGCCCAGGGTGGTGCCGGTGCCGGCCGGGCCGGTCACCCCGGTGGCGGCGTCCAGCAGCAGCCCGCGCGGCTCGGTCGTGCCGGCACCGTTGATCAGGTCGTCGCCGTAGCCGGTGGCGCCCAGGCCCAGGCTCAGGGCGGCCTGGCGGGCCAGGAAGTCGAGCAGGTTGGTCGGGGTGTCGTTGGCCAGCTCCTGGCTGATCTCGAAGTAGTTGGCGTACTTGAACGCCTTGAGGGTGACCGTCGACAGGGCCGGGTCCGACTCGGTGATCGTCGCACCCTCGGCCGTGATCGCCGAGGTGACGAAGCCGGTGGAGCGGGGCACGACCAGGTCCTCGCCGGTCTCGGTGGTCACCACCGTGGCGCCGGCCCGCATGAGGCTGGACGTCTCGACCAGGTGCTGGACGATGGTGCCGTAGACGTCGGTGCCGAGCGCCTGGGTGGCGGTCGTCTTGAGGGTGTCCCGGGTGTGGAGCCGGACCCGGCCGGCGCGGCCGTAGACGGGCTCGGGCACGTCGCTCGGCCACTCGTCGGGGAGCTGCTCGGCGTACACCTCGATCGGCTGGGGGTTCTTGGCGAAGATCGCCGACCGGAACGCGCTGGCCGTCTCGGCGGCTTGGCGGGTCAGGGTCGGCTGGCGGCCGCGGGTGGCCATGGCCCGGACCTCGGCCAGCTGGCGGTCGCGCTCTTGCTCCATGGCGTCGGCCGCTTCCCGTTCGGCCGTGACATGGGCCTGGTAGGTCGCCAGCTCGTCGGGGGCGGGGTCGCGACCCTCCGAAGCGGCGCGGGTCAGGATCTCGTCGGCGGCGGTGCGGGCCTCGCCGCGTCGCTCCCGAAGCTGGTCGAGAAGGTTCGGCACGGCGGCACCTCGAGCGTTGTCTACTTTCCCGGTAGAGATATGGGAAAGCATACGCCCGTGGCCGTGGGAAGC